TTAACATATTTTATTGAGCATCTACTCAAAGATCAAGATTTAGAAGAGTGTAATCACCACTATAAACCCATTTATACCTTCTTATGTGATCAAAACTATCTTATAATACCTAATATAATATATGACTTTGATACAGATTTATATAGCATTAAACATCTTTTAGAGGCACATGGTTGTACCCTTGAAAAAGCTAACGTTTCAAACGTAGATGTCACACTAAATCGTACTCAAAAATCTCTAATAGCAGAACACTATTGGAATGACTTTAACCTTTTCAATTATGAGGAATAAAATGGAAGTAGCACTTAAAGAAGAAGTAAGAAAAGAAATCTCACGCATTGTTGATTTGATGATTCAAGCAGAGTCTATCCGAGAATCTATCGCAGAATTGAAAAAAGACATCAAAAATGAGTATGGACTACCTGTTGCAACTATTACTAAAGTTGCTACTATTGTTCGCAAAAACTCTCTACAAGAAGAAGAGGAAAAGTGGGAAGAAATCAAAGAATGGGTTGATGCTTGTTCATAAGCATTTTTGCTAACTTAATATGACTATTTGCCCCTGCATGAGAACCATCGGGGGCAAAATCTTTATGTTTCTCTAAATCAAGGTGAAACTCTACATAGTCATCTGTAAGCTCAGATAAATAAGGTTGTAGATGTGGAAAACAGCAATGATGTATTATTGGGATGTCATTTCTTTGACACAATAAAATTTGTTTAGATACTGCCCCACTCCATAGTCTTCTAACTAATTCTTCTTCAGAATAGTATAGCATACCAGCCGCGTGCCAGGCTGCTTGATGTTTTTTGTCTTCAGATCTTCTATTAGCTAATATTTGTTCTGATAGTATCCAGTTTCGATAGTACTTTTCATTCTTTAATACATGGTTTGCTACTAAGAACCCTTGAATAATATCATTTCTGGCATCCCATACCTGCCATCGATACTCACTTGTATGACCTACTACAATCAAATTAGGTTTTAACTTGACAGCTTCTTCAATTTGTGTTGTAATTAAGTATTCAGACGCACCACTTTGCGCTAAGTTTATTAATTCAGCCTTATAGTGGTTTTGTAAAAGATATGGATAAGCTTGAGTTTTGTCACTCAAACCTTCACCTAATGTAAAACTATCTCCGCAAGTTACTATTAACATGGATAATATTTTTGTTGTGGGTAATTCATGGTCAATGTCTTGTGATGAAGCACCTTATACAGCTTTTGACATTCTTGGATTAAAAGCAGAATACATCGTAAATAACCAACTTGTCAATAATTATCGAATTATTTGGTTAGTAGGACACCATTGGAGAGCAGATCCTAAAGGTAATGGAGATTATATTTTACCCTATCCTTATGAAGGAAAAGATCCTTGGGATAAACTAACCAGATCATTATGGTTCAAAAAATTTACTAAAAAGGAATGGTACTGGAGAACTAATGCTTTATTTGTTAAAGCGGTTTTAGCTGATTTTAGTTTTGAAAATTTATTGATGATACCTATTTACCACCCCTCTATTGTTGATCATGATTGGATAAAAGATTCTTCTTGTATTTGGAATTATAAACTGCGAGATTTTGCTAAAAATACAAATACTTTAGGTTATGCAGGTCATATGACTTATTTAGGGCATGAACAACTTGCACCTGTATTAAGAAATGAAATTTTCAAAAGATGGAATATTTCGTTACCTTTAATTGAACACACATTATTGAATTAGGTTATTAAAAAGATGAGTAGTGATATAATTGTAATAGGTAACTCTTGGTCAATACCAAGTCAAGAAGCACCTAAGCCAGCTTTTGATATTTTAGGCCTAAAAAATCGATGGGAAAAACCAGGAATTACTCTCGATGCTCAAGCAGAGTATATACTCAAAAATCAACTTTTAGAAAGATTCAAAGTTGTTTGGCTTATTGGGCATTTTCATTGTGCAGATCCACGAGGTAATGGGGACTACTTATTACCTTATCACTGGGGGTATGGAGATATATGGGGTAAACTTGTACAAGATCTTTGGTTTAAAAAGATAACAAGAAAGGCTTGGTACTGGAGAACTAATGCACTTTACGTAAAAGCTGTCTTAGCAGATGCTACCCCCGAAAATCTTTTAATGATTCCAGTTTATAGACCTAATATTGTTGATCATGAACTAATAGAAGATAGTCCGTGCATTTGGAGATGTTACCTTAGAGACTATACCAAAAAATTTCCTGATGGAAGAGGGCATATGAATCAAGCAGGACATAAGGCTTTTGCACCTGCTTTGGCTTCGGAGATATTTAGTAGATGGAAGATTACATTGCAGATGAATGGGTAGATGCAATTACAGTAGGTTTTTCAGAAACTGTTGCAAAAAGCGCACATAAAGTAGTCGAACACTGTGAAAAGAATTATATTAGGCACGGACATCAATGGAGATGTGACGTTGCTGGAAAAGTAGCTATTCTTCTAAAACCTGGTGAGGGGTACGAATGGCATTTTGATAATCTTGATTATACTAAAGGCAAACTTACCTCTACTCGTCCGAACCGTTTTTGGACTCACATTGTTTATTTAACTGAAGGTAAGCCTTTTGAAATAGGTTCTTGGGAGCCTTCTGGTGAAAGAGTTTTACAAACTGACTTTTCTGCTCCTGAACCAAAAGAGATTTTAGCAAGAATATACCCAAAACCAGGAAAAACAATGTATTTTCCTTGTTTTATGGTTCACAGAATACAGCCAATTGTTGATAATCGCCGTTGGGCCTTTGTTGACTTTGTTGGATCTGCTGATTATGCAGATAAAACTAAGAAAGACTTAACCTCTATTTTTAATAGGTACTTTGATGAAAATACTAGGAATCAGTTGTTATCACCATGATAGTGCAGCAGCTTCTATTGAAAACACTTCTATTTTAGGCGCAGCACACGAAGAGCGATTTACACGTAAGAAATACGATAAATCTTTTCCTCACGAAACTGTTAAGTGGTTACAAAATGCGTATGAGGACTGGGAATTTGCGGCTTTTTATGAAGAATCAACCTATTCAGAATTCAAATCTGAAATTAAAAAAATTACTAATGCTCAACCTGTTTTAGTAGACCACCACGAAGCACATGCAATGAGTTCTATACTTATGACTGATTGGTATGATTGTGCGGTTATGGTAGTTGATACTGTTGGTAGCAAATATTCAACCTCACTTGGAGTGTATCAAAATGGTAAAATTGAATGGATTAAAAGATTTCGTTATCCCAACTCTATTGGTTTATTTTACTCTAGTGCTACTCGTTTCTTGGGACTTAGACCTCTTTCAGACGAGTCTCAAGTGATGGCGGCAGCTGCTTATGGAGAACCAAAGTGGCTGCCTTGGATAAATCAAAAAATAATAGATTGGAATGCAGATGGAGATTATACTCTATTGCATAATCTTGAACGCGGTGTTGGTTACGGCGTTTTGGATTGGGACGTAGCGGCTTCAGTACAACGTGTTACTGAAAATATACTTTTGTCATTAGCTACTTGGCTTCATGAAGAAACTGGTATGAAAAATTTAGCCTATGCAGGCGGAGTAGCACTGAATTGCGTTGCTAACACAAACATTAAGAAACATTCAGGCTTTGATTCTCTTGCGATTCAACCAGCTGCTGGCGATGCTGGTTGCGCTTTAGGAGCTGCTGCACTGATAAGTCGTCCTCTTTGGGAAAATGCTTATCTCGGTGTCAAAGCAGATAACGGTATTACATCTGATGAGGCTGCTACCAGGATACTAAGAGGTGAAATTGTTCCTGTGATTCAGGGTCGAGCAGAGTTTGGACCACGTGCTTTAGGAAATCGTAGCTTGCTATGTATACCAACAAATGATAATATAGAAAAATTAAATAAGATTAAAAAACGTGATGTAGATTCATGGAGACCTTATGCGCCTATTTGTCAAGAAGAAGAGGCTGATACGTGGTTTAAGATTTACCAGCCAAGTTACGATATGCTTTTTATTGCTGATATTATTGGAGGTAATTTTACTACTCATGATAAATCAGCTCGTCTTCAAATTGTAAACCGTTCTAAAAATCCATATGTTTGGAGAATATTAGAGATAACCAGACAACAAGGTTATCCTATCTTAATTAATACAAGTTTAAATGCAAAAGGAAAACCAATTGTCAACACCGTGGAAGATTACGAAAGAGAAGTTCAACTATATAACTGAGGTTGATACTGATACTCTTGTTACTGGTAGGACATACCACACCCCTGATGGATCATATCCATCTATTACTACTATACTCGGTAAAACTGCCGACAACACCTGGTTACAGAAATGGAAAGAACGAGTAGGAGAAGAAGAAGCCGCACGGGTTTCCAAAGAAGCGACAGATCGAGGCACTTTAGTTCACGAATTTGCCGAGCGTCATTTCAACGGGGAAGACGTATGGGACGAATTAAAAGATCAAAGATTAGATGTCAGACAGATGAGTCGCGATTTGATAAGAGCTACTGAACGTGGTGTTGAAGAAGTTTGGGGGCAAGAACAAGTACTTTGGTCAAATAAATATCGTTACGCTGGAAGAACTGATATGGTAGGCATTTGGCGTGGAAAACCCACCATTATAGATTTTAAGACTTCAAAAAAGAAAAAGAATCAAAAACAGATTACAGACTATTATATACAAGGATGTGCGTATGCGGTAGCTCACAATGAGATGTACGGTACTGGAATTCAGGATGTAGCAATTATTATGACAATTGATGGAGATGATCCTATCATCTTTGAAAAAAGCGCTGTTCCATTCTTGCCACTTTTGAAAAATAGGAGAGAAGCTTTTGATAAACTGCAAAGAGATAGCAGTTCCTAAACTTGAGGGTGTAGATATTGAACGAGTTATGTATTTTTACAAACTTGGTAATCATCTATTTTCTGAAAGATATTTTAATCCTCACTGGAAATCTTTTGACTTAATACACAACTCAACTATCTCTCCAATGTTTAAACATTTTCCTGCTATCGAAAAGTGGTTAGAAATAGTTAAAAGACAAAACAAAATTGGCACCGTTAAAACTCTTTATTTATCCATACTAAACCCAAAGAATCAAATTCCCTGGCACGTAGACAAATCTGATACTGAAACATTTAGTCCATCTTTTATTACTGCTATTAAAACTGATAACAGTTTTATTGAATTTAAAGACGATAAAAAATACACTTATAAAGAAGGAATGAGTTACATAATAAAAAGCGGTGTGGAACATCGCATATTCAACTTAAACGATGAGCACAGAATAACACTGTGTGTAACACCGGAGGTAAACGATCATGTTCTTAAACTGGTTGCTTGAAAAATATAATGAATGGAAGTTCAATCGTGAATTTGAGCGTAAGAAAAAAGAAATTATGAAATTAGACCCTTTTATCTATGATATACCAAACGATGATAAGAAGAATTAAGAAACCATTAAAGGACTTTTTAGATAATCAGACTTTGACTGATGCTGAAAAATCTTTTATACTCGGTTGTATAAATGCGCAGAATAAGTACCCACAATTGACACATCGTCAATGGCAAATTGTGTGTGATATAGAAAAGAGATATAAAGAT